TTCGGCTCGTTGCGTACCAATGGACCAGTGAGGGCGCAGACACTGTCAGTTAGTCGTGCCGCAAACACGATTACCGATGGTGGCTCAATGGCTATCACAGCAGCGCAGGCTGTTGCTAGTGGAATTGTTTCAGCAACCCCAACGCAGGCTCGTAACTTGACTGTTCCGACTGCTGCTTTGACCGTTGCCGCTTTGAGTGGTTATGCGGTTGGTGACAGTTTTGAAGTTGTGGTTATCAACCTTGCAGCATCCACGCATGACCTCACTTTGCAGGGTGCGACTGGTGCAACGATTGTTGGTAGTGCAACGATTTCGGCAGCAAGTAGCGCAACCTACCTAGTGCGTGTTGCTTCAGCAACTACTGTAGTCTGGTACCGCAAGTAAACACTTCGGTCTAGTGACCGTTGTGTCCATAGATTCGGAGGAAAAATGGCTTACAAAGTAACAAAGCCGATTCAGCAAAACGGCTCAGTTATTCCTGCGGGAACGATTGTTGATGCTTCAAGTTGGCGTAATTTGCGTTCGCTTATCAACGGTCGTTTCCTTGTGGAATGTGCTGAACCTGTTGTCAAAGTCAAAAAAGCAAGGGATACTGAACTCGCAGACAAGGATTAGTCGTGGCTTGGAGTTACAGCGGTAATCCTTCGGCGTCAGACCTAGACAAAGTTCGGTTCTTGATTGGCGACACTGATACTAATAATCAGTTGTTGTCTAATGAAGAAATAACATTCTTGTTGACGGAGTGGAACAATAACGCCTATGTTGCTGCGTCTAATGCAGCGTATTCTTTGTCGGCGGAGTTCTCAGGAAAGTCTGACTTCAGTCGTTCGGTAGGTGACTTGTCGTTGTCTACACAGTATGGTGCGCAAGCCGAAAGGTATGGTTCACTCGCAAAACGGCTCGCTGTTCAGTCTTCCGCTGGTGCGCCTCCATTCCCTACCGCTAGTTCTGTTGCTTTAGGCAATTTTGATTTCTATGTGGGGATGGAAGAAAACAAAGGCTGATTGTGACTATTGAAGCAGCCTATTTGGGCATGATGCCTAGCACTGTCACGATTTATTCTCAGTCGTCATCAGATAAATATGGCAAGCCGACCTATTCAGGTAGTGGCACTCAGGTTCGTTGTCGTGTTGTGCCAGCAAACAAGGTTGTGCGCACGGCTACAGGTGTAGATATTGTCGCAAATGGCACTATCTATTTCTATGGAACGCCGACAGTGACAGTAGATAGCAAAATTACTTTGCCTAACGGCGATATGGTTTTCGTGATAGATGTGACTGTGCAGAACGATGAAAGTGGTTCGCATCACACAGTTGTAACATTCGGGTCGGGTCGCTAATGTTCAGGATACAAATACCCTTTGATGTGCTAATTGCAGTACTGAGAATGTGCTAGAAGGCGTATATGGCAACTACAAAAGTTGAATGGTCGGGCATGAACAAACTGATAGCCCTTATTGCCCGTTCCCCGAAAGAGGCTTTGGCAGGTTTTTCTATTGCACTCCAAAATGAGGCGTTGATTGCTTTCCGTCAGTCGCAAAGAGAGGTTCCAGTGAAGACTGGTGTTTTGCGGAGTTCGGGAAATGTTATTCCACCGTCAGTTGTTGGTGATGAGGTCATTGTTGAAGTTGTGTATGGAGGTGCGGCAAAGAAATACGCAAAAATCCAGCACGACAACACTAGTTTCAAGCATCCGAGAGGCGGAAAAGCCTTTTATCTAAAAGACCCTGTAGATGCAAGGCGTAACGGGTTTGATAGGCGTGTTGGCAAAGTTATTGAAGCAAAGATTAGGGGGCTGTTGTAATGGCTTTGTTAGACGCTGTTGGTTCTATTCTGCAAACAGGCTCGGTTGGTACTTTGGCAACGAACTTGTTTCTTTCGCAAATGCCAGATAGTCCAGACGAATGTGTTGTTGTGTTGGAAACGCAGGGTGCTGAACCGAATATGACTTTTGGTGCGAGTGTTGCTTCTGTTGAACGCCCTCGTATTCGGGTTGTTGCCCGTGCTTCGCAAAATGACTATGTGACGGCTAAAACAAAAATTGAGGCGGCTCGCACTGTTCTAGGTGCTGTCCGAAATCAAACTTTGGAGTCAACCAAGATTGTGTGCATTTTGGACACGACTGGCAGTTATCCGTTGTCTTGGGATGGTGAGGACAGACCGCTTATCGGTTGTGATTTCGCTGTATGGGTTGAGAGATGACGCAAAAGACTTCGGCTGTGCTGATACACCTTTTGGAGACGGCTGAAGCAAGTTTGGCTGCGGCAAGAGTGTTGTTGGAAGACAATGTTCCGCCATCAGGAGGCGTGTGTAAGCATCCGTCAAACCTTGTTAGGCAGGTGCAAACCTTCGGTGTGCTAATCCAGTTGTGTGAGGCTTGTGGCGAGTTCATTGAGGCTGACAGTGATGACAAACAGTAGTGCCTATGGAAAGACTGTACAAACAGATGAGTTGCCTCGCTGTTGGAGATGTAGTAAACTACTAGCAGAACATGTAAGCCGACCTTGGAGCATTGTTTGCCCAAGATGCAAAGCCCGAAACGGAGATGTGCGAGACGGCAAAAAGTTGTAACCAGTTTGGTTACTGCTATCGTCTTGGCAAGTGATAACTAACGCAACCCCTTATCGCCAACTAGAAAGCGAGAATAAATGCGGATTCGTTCTTTGGCATTAGCCGTAACGATATTGCTCACAGGAATGACAGGAACTGCGGAAGCCTCCCAAATTAGGCGGTGTCCAAAGTGGGAGTCACTGGCAGTACAGGTGGGGTGGAAGCCAAAGGATGTAGCAAAACTCTCAGGAATTATGTTCCGTGAGAGTAGATGCATGCCTCATGTGTTCAACGAAAACAAAAAGTCCGATGGAAGGGTTTGGTCAAAAGACTTGGGCTTGATGCAAATAAATGATTACTCTTGGCGTAGGTGGCTGAGAAATCAAGGCATTATTGTTCAAGACGCAGACTTGTTTATCCCTGCAACTAATTTGCGAGCCGCACTTGCTATTTACAAGTATGGTGAGGACAGGCACGGGAACGGTTGGGTTGCTTGGAGACTCACAAGTTAGTGTGATTTCATTCACAGCAAAAATAATCATAAAATTACTTGACAAAAGTAATTGACATAGTTAGGCTTGTAGTATGACAACAAAGAAGAAAAAGCCAGCCGTGACCTTGTCAAAAATGCAGTTTGCTGAGTTGTGCGAACTAGTCAGTATGGGTGCTGAAGCCAAGTTGGAGCAAATGTATGCAGATGTGATGGACTACGGGTATCAGCAGGAAGAAGAATTTGACGAACTTGTTTGGATGGAACAAGACTTGCACACTTGGACAGACCAGTTGTTGCATATGCTCGCAAAAAAGTTTGGGTTCAAAGAACCTTTGTTCCCTGAAGATGTGCAGGTGGAGGGTTATGTTGATTCCCCCAAGAAAACAACACCCCTGAACGCCCTCCGCCTGCCTACAGAAGTAAAGCCACCAGCACCCCTAGTAGAAGTGCCGAAACCTGAACTTGTTATCCGCAAGGTTGCTTCTCTCGCTACACCTAAACCCCCTGTAGGTGTTTCAAAAGCAACAAGACGCTCCTAGAAGGCGTATATGGTAGTCAAGTAGAATCATTCGTCTGTAAGGTGTATTGTATGAGTATCGTGTCCTAGTGACCCCGACTGACCGTTTCGTGGCGCATGTCGCTCCTCGGCTGTTATGTCGGTTGGCGTACCAGTGAGGATGGAAATGGCAAAATACAAGACAGTTGTAGGCTTGGATTACTCAGGCAAGCGTGTGGAGGCAGACGAAATCGTTGACGACCTTCCAGCAAAGTCAATCAAGTGGTTGCGTGAACAGGGTTTGATTGTGCTGATATCAGGCACCGAAGTTGAAGAAACTGTTGAGGAAACTCCAGTAGTAGAAACTCCAGAGGAGGAGTAATGGCTTACAAGCACGGTAAAAACACTGCTGTTCTTTTTGACGGCTATAACCTGTCGGCTTATTTCAATGAAGCAAGTTCTACCCGTGAGGTGGAAGTAGCCGAAACGACTGCTTTCGGAAATTCCGCAAAAACCTATATCACGGGTTTGAAAGACGGTACGGCTTCGTTGTCAGGAATGTTTGATGGTGCTTCAGGTGCTGTAGACGCTGTTCTTGCACCGTTGCTTGGTCAAGCAGCCAACGAAGTTGTGACTATCGCACCTGATGGCGGTTTCGCAAAAGGGAACCGTGCATTGTTGTTCAACGCCAAGCAAACCTCGTATGAGGTATCCAGCCCTGTTGGTGATGTAGTTAGCGTGAGTGCTGATTTCCAAGCAGACGGTGGAATTGATGCAGGTGTCTTTATTGATGATTCGCAAACTGTGTCGGCTACAGGTAACCAAACTGGCTCGCATGACAACTCGGCTTCGTCAAGTAACGGCGCAGTAGCAAACCTTCATGTGACTGCTAACACACGCAACGGAAATGTGACCTTCGTTGTTCAGCATTCATCAGACAACAGCACTTTCGCAGACCTCATTACCTTCACGGCTACCCCTAGCACCACGGTAGAAGGTCAGCGAGTAGCAGTAACGGGAACTGTCAACCGTTACCTCCGCACCAAATACACGGTTGCGGGTAGTTCAGGCAGTACAACATTCGGCATTGCAGTAGCAAGGAGATAATAATGGCATTCGGACACGGTAAATCAGCAGTATTCAAGGTAGACAACTCGGCAGGAACACTGACCGACCTGTCTGCCTATATCAACGAAGCAAGTTTTCCCCGTGAAGTTGAAACAGCAGAAACGACCACTTTTGGCTCGTCAGCCAAGTCGTATATCACAGGTTTGACTGATGCAACCATCAGTATTTCAGGCTTGTTTGACTCGGCAGCAGACGCAGTTTTGGCTGGTATCACAGGTCAGTCAGCAACGGTTTCGTTTGAGTACGGACCATTGGGTTCAACAGCGTCAATGATTAAGTTCAGTGGCGAGTGCATTTTGACCTCATATGAGGTGTCGTCGCCAGTTGGTGATGTCGTGACCTTCAGTGCTGATTTCCAAGTTACGGGCGCTATCACCCGTGGCACTTGGTAGTAGTAGACTGACAGTTCCAAGACCAATAGGAGGAAATCGTGTCCATTCGTGACCGCATTATCGCAGCAAACGACACCGCAAAAGAAATTGTTGATATCCCTGAGTGGGGTGTCAAAGTTGAAGTGCGTTCAATGTCAGGTGCAGCAAGAGCAGTATTAGTACAAGACGCAGCAAACAATGATGGGAAGTTGAACTTCACACGCATGTTGCCTGAAATCCTCATTGGATGCATGTTTGACCCTGAAACTGGCGAACGCATTTTTGATGGTGAAGATACTGAATTGTTGATGGACAAGTCGGGTGCTGTATTGGACAAAATTATTGCTGTTGCGATGCGTTTGTCGGGCTTCAACGAAGGTGCAGTTGACACGGCGGGAAAAGGTTCCTAAACAACCCTGAGAGGCGGCTTTTGTTTGAACTGGCAGAAAAATTGGGCAGAACAGTAGAGGAACTACTGGTCGGTTCGCCAGGTCACAGACCGATTTCGGCTTCAGAGATTGTTGAATGGCAAGCATTATGGAAACTTCGTCAGTGGGAGAACGAAAAGCAGAAGAAACAGCACAATAGTAAGAGGCGATAATGGCAGAACTTGAAGTAAGGGCTAGGTTCACTGCTTCTGTCGCTGACGCTATTGCGAACCTGAAAGCCTTAGAAAAACAGGTTTCGGCTGTAAACGACTCCAGTGAAAAAACTGGTGGCGGTATGGCTCGCATGCTTGGTTCTGTAACCAAGTTCGGAACTATCGGTGTCGCAGCACTCGGTTCAATGGCTACCGCCGCTGGTGTGATGGGTATAAAAACAGCAGCCGCTAACGAACAGGCTTTGATTTCGTTTGAAACCTTGTTGGGTTCAGCAGGTAAAGCAAAAGTGATGTTTGAGGACTTGCAAAAGTTCGCTGCAACTACCCCGTTTGAGTTCCCACAGTTGCGTGACGCAGCAAGCAAATTGTTGACTACTGGTGTAGCAGCAGACCGTGTTATCCCAATTATGACGGCGTTGGGAGACTCAACTTCGGCTATGGGTACAGGTGCTGAGGGTATCAGCCGTGCTGTGTATGCCCTTCAACAGATGAATACTGCTGGCAAGGTAACTGGTCAGGACATGATGCAGTTGGCTTCGGCTGGTATCCCTATTTGGGATGCTTTGGCAGGTTCTATCGGTAAGTCTGTACCTGAAGTTCGCAAACTTGCTTCCGAGGGTGCGCTTGTTGCTAATGATGTTATGACGGCGATTGAAACCTATGCAGGTCCCGCTATGAGTCGTGTCAAGGGAATGATGGAAGTTCAGTCTCAGTCCATGATGGGCTTGATGTCTACCTTGAAAGACACTATTGGAATTGAACTTGGTAAGATGATGCAACCTGCGGCAGATGAGTTGAAAAAAGCGTTGCCGACATTGATAACAATGGTTAGCGAAACGCTGACTGCTATTGGTCCAAGTATCAACAAGTTGGTGTCAGGTATTTTCGGTACTTTGCAAAAGTTGTTGCCATTGTTGACCCCAATTTTCATTGGTATCGGTGAACTTGTTGCAGCAATGATGGAAGGCATTTCGTTGGCTTTGGATATGGTTCTGCCATATATTTCGCAAATTGCTCCAGCGTTCTCCAACCTCGCAAAAATTGTTCGCAACCTCTTTACGGCTTTGGCTCCTGTAGTTTCAATGCTTGTTGCGACTTTCGCACCGATAATTGTGTCGCTTATCGGTATGGTGGCAACCTTGTCAGGTGTGTTTGCTGGATTGACACAGCATATGAATATCATGAAGCCTATCCTTATCACCCTTGTAGGCTTGTTCGTCGCTTATAAGACCGTACAAATGGCTCTCAAGGCAGCCGATATGGTCAAATACTGGTATAACAACATCAAGGCGTTGGTGATGATGGTTCAGACGCAAGGCTTGTTGAACGCTGTGACCATGTTGTTCCCTGGCATTTGGTTGGCATTGGCTATTGCCGCCGTCGTAGCCGCCATTATTTTGATGTACAAAAATTGGGAGTGGATTTGGGACAAGTTGAAAATGATTTGGAACGGTCTTGTTACCCTTGTTCAAGGGGCAATAAATCTCGTTCTCGGTTATTGGGAGTTTTGGATAAACAAGATTATTGATGGCGTGAACTTGATTATCAAGGCTTGGAATAAGTTGCCGTTCAAGAGCGATATTCCGACTTTGGACCATGTGAATATGCAGTTGGATATTACGGGCGCAAAATTAGACCGTAATGCTACTGCGGCTCAAAAAGTGACGACTGCTATGCATGGTACGGCTGATGCAGCAGAACGGGCAGCCAAGAGGACTTTGGATGTTCTTGGTGCTTTGCAGGCTGTGAAGAACGCTGAGAGGCTCTTGGAGGGCAGTATCACTCCAGCAGCAGTAACTACAACTCCAGGTGCAGGTGCTGGTTCGGGTAGTGGTGGTGCTAATAAAGTTGTTGAAGCAGCCAAAAAGCGTCTTGATGGTTTGAAAAAGTCAATGGAGGATGTAACCAAGTCGGCTTTGGAGTTCGGTCAGGCTTTGGGTGAATCGGTGAACAATGCTTTGGGTGTCAAAACTGTGTTCAGTGCTGATAAGGCTAAAGCATCGCTTGAGGGTTTTGCGCAAAAGATTGCTGGTGTCAAAAAGGTGACGCCTGCTTTGGTTACAGAGTTTGAAAAGTTGAACAAGTCTATCGGTGATGACCTTGTGGCGGCTTTGAATAGTGCTAAAAAGCAGTTAGATGATGCTAAAGCCAAGTTTGATGACTTCAAGAAGTCTGTTGGTAACGCTATTGCAGGGGTGTTCGGTACTTTAGGTTCGGCATACGAATCAATGACAAAGTCTCAAAATGAATATAAGACTGCTCAAGCCGAAACCGTGAGGGCTCAAGAAGCCTTGAATAATGCCACTGAAAGCAGTGCTGAATTGGTTGATGCTTTGGCTAAAGCGCAGGCTAGAGAGGCTTTGGCTGCTCAGGAGGCTGGAAAATCGTTCCTTGAGCGCATGAAGGAACAGGCTGAGGCTGGACAAAAGTTCGCTGAGCAAATCAAGAAGTTGATTTCTATGGGCTTGTCTGAAGGTGCTTTGCAACAGGTGCTGGCTAGCGGTTCAGAGGCTGGCGGTAAAATTGCTGAGGAGTTGATTGCTGGTGGTACAGCGATTATTGACCAAACTAACTCTTTGATTCAGTCGGCTCAGTCTGCGGCTGATGAGGTTGGTGGTTTGGCGGCTAGTCGTTGGTATCAGGCTGGTGTTGATAATGCACAGTCGCAAATTGATGGTTTGGTTGCTCAAGTTGCAGAATTGACTCCGTTGGTTATGGCGGCTATGGATACTTTGGCTGAAAAGATGAAGCGTCAAGCAGTTATTGATATCAAGATTTCTAAGTCACAGTTCAAAGTTGATGTATTCGTAACGAAACACATAAAAGAAATCATTACCAGTCAGACGATAAATGTTGGCAAGATTGACGGTGCTAGAGCGGCTGGAGGTCCTGTGCGGGCTGGTGGTACTTACCTTGTTGGTGAGAATGGTCCCGAATTGTTTAGCCCTAACAGCAGTGGAAACATTACGCCTAACGGTGTTGGTGGTACAGTAAATATCACTGTCAACGCAGGTATGGGGGCTAACGGTGCTGATATCGGTGACCAAATAGTGGATGCTTTGAAGCGTTATCAAAGAAGAAATGGCGCATTGCCGTTACAGGTGTCGTAATGGCTACAACAATGCCATGGGGAGAAACCGTTGAAATCTTGATGGAAATAGGTTTTGAGACAACCTTCTTTACGCTTGATGATGCAACTTTGGGTTTGTTGGATACTGGTGGTTATCTTGATGGAACTTTGACTGGTATAGATGTTTCGGAGTATCTGCAAGAAATGCAAATAAGTAGAGGTCGTACAGACCAGTTGCAACAAATAAATGCTGGTACGGCTTCGTTTACTCTTGTAAATAACGACAGGCGGTTTGACCCTATAAATGAAAGCAGCCCTTATTGGGATGCTGCGGCTAGTCGTACTGGTGTACAGCCAAGGAGAAGTGTCAAAGTTTTTCTTGATGGCATACAGGTGTTTCACGGTCGTATAACAGACATTGATATTCAATATGACCAGCAGCGTTCCACGGTTGTAATTGATGCAGCAGATGATTTTGTGCTTTTGGCGAACCAGACCACAGATGCAGCGATAACTCCAATAGTTGAATTGTCAGGTGCAAGAGTTGAAAAGATACTTGACTTGCCTGAAGTGGATTTTTCTGCAACTGACCGTGACATTGACAGCGGAACTGTTTCCTTGGGTGCGTACGCAATCCCTGTTGCAGCAAATGCTTTGAATTATTTGCAAGAAATCGCAAAATCTGAACAAGGTTATATGTTCATTTCAACAGACGGTTTGTTCAAGTTCACGAATCGTAGTAATTCTGTATGGGCTGATTCGGCTGTTGCGTTTTCTGATAGTGGTAGTGGTATTCAATACACGAATTTGGCTGTTACTTTCGGTCAAGAATTTTTGTATAACAAGGTGCTCGTTCAAAGGCAAGGTGGTGTTGAGCAAGTAGTTGATGATTCGGCTAGCCAAACTGAATATGGTATTTCGGCTTTGGATTTGACGAACATGTTGTTGGAAACAGATGCTCAGGCTTTGACTTTGGCGCAAAGTTTGTTGGATGATTATAAGGAACCATTGTATCGGTTCAATAGTTTGTCGGTTGTAATGAATAAGTTGAATTCGGCGCAAAGAAGTGATGTGCTAAATCTTGACCTTGCTGAAGCGTTGACTGTGACACGAAACTTTGATGTTGGTAGTCCGTCAAGTGTTACCAAGGGTTTCGGTGTTCAGCGTGTTGTTCATATGATGAATCAAACGGGTCATACCGTTTCTATCGGCTTAGAAAATCAGAATTTGGTGTATGAGTTTATTTTGGCTGGTTGGCTCATCGCAACCACACGAACCAACCTTCTCACAAACCCAAACTTTGAAACAAACATAACTGGTTGGAATATCGCAGATATTTCACTTGCAAGAGTAACAACAGATGCCTACATTGGTACAGCATCAATGTCAATGACAGCAATTGCTATATCAACATTTGCAAGAGTTGGTCAAACAACTAACTGGGCTGCAACGGCAGGGGTTACATACACTGGAACTGCATATCTAAAAAATATTGCAGGAAATAATCGCAATATGGTTTTATCTTTGCGTTTTGCTAACTCTGGTGGCGCAACAACTGGTGAGACTTTTGGAACAGTTCAAGCAACAACTGTTGGCGGTGGATGGACAAGGTTTACGGTTACAGCGACAGCACCAGCATTGACTGTTAGTGCTGACTTGCTTATTTATCCGCAGTATTCAAACGGTTCTCTCGCCAATGTTGCCCTAGTTGATGCTTGCCTTGTAGAAGAAGCCTCGTCTGCCCTTCCGTATTTTGATGGCACTTATGCTGATGCGTACACGGGTTATGCTTTACACAGCAATGCTTGGAACGGTACGGCTGACAATTCAACGAGTACCGCATCATGGTATTTGGGAAACACACGCACGAACTTGTTGCCTGACCCGAACATGGAAAACGCTTCTATTGGCACCTATTGGCAGGCAATCAAAATCACCGAAAGCCTGTCAACAGATTATGTCTATTCAGGTACATACGCCATGAAAGGTGTTGTTGATACTGGTACTGCTGGACAGTATTTCCAAGTGTTGCAAACAGCAGGGGCGATGATTGATGTGCTTCCAGGTGAGACTTACACATTTAGCGCATATATCTACCTACCAGCGACCAATACTGCGGACACAAGTTGGCGAGCAGAACTTTACTTTTGGAACGGCACAGGTTACACAGGGTCAAATGCTGGAACAACTACAGTAATCACTAGAGGAAACTGGACACGATTGACCACTACGGCAACTGTTCCTGCTGGTTATTACAAGGCTCTACCACGAATTGCAGCAGTATCAACATTGGCTGTTGGTCAAATTGCGTATGTTGATGCTTGGCTACTAGAACAAGGTTCAACTTTGCTTCCGTACTTTGATGGGGAAAATGCTGCGCCATATAACGGTTACACGCTTATAAGCCAACAGTGGAACGGTACAGCCAACGCTTCTAAAAGCACGGCAATATGGGGTGTTGCTAATACACGCAAAAACCTTGTTGTTAACCCGAACTTTGAACCTAGTATTGTAACGAGAGATAATCATGCTTATTCTGAATGGTATTGTTTCGTTACTGTTGCAAGTTGTACTTATGCTTGTGCTGAACCGAACACAACCATTTATCAAAGAAACAGTTCTGGAGTAGTTTCTACTATTGTGACAACTGGCTCAAGTCCGCAAAGAGGATATATCTCAGTAACTGCTGGTAATTCTTATTACGCAGATAAGCCTTTGAACCTTGTCGCTGAAGACAATCATCATGCAATTGCACCTTTGTCTATAAGAGGTAATTTGTTCGGACTTTACAGGACAAGAAATAATCCTACTACATTGTATTTTTATTCGCCTTACGATAATGTTGTAATCAAGTTTTACGATAATGTGACTGGTGGTATAACTGGAATACCTACCTCAACTGTAAGTTTGAGTGCTGGTACAAGTACGACTGTTTCTAACAACAACTTGACGCATTTGCTTATCGTTGTTGATGGTGGCGAAGTAGTTGCAACTGCAACACAAAATGGTGTTGATAAAACAATTTTGTATCCTATGTCTGATGTCATATATAACCGTAGGAGTGGTTATGGGATTACTGAAAAAAATACAACGCCTACTGGAAGTTTCCAATATGTGACATATGATTCGTTTGGCACAAAAGTTCAGACAACTGAAATCGCTGATGCTGCTGGTGGTGATGCTAGTATGGGAATCGGTTTAGAACATCTTGGTAATCGTTATGTTCTAGGTTTTCCATTGTCTGATTACACTGTTTCTGCACCATATGGAACAACGACTATCACATCGTCTTTTTGGAATGGTTCTGCTTGGGAAGTTTGGGATACACATAACATTGTCGGTAGTCAGTACAACCCCGCAGGAACAAGTCGTGATGGAACCGCTGGTCCAGGTGTTGAGTCATCCAACATTTCGGGTTCAGCAGCGCACATGGCTGGTGGGGCTTCATTGTGGAAGTTTGAAGGAGATAAACCGTTTTTCCTTGGTTGCAACGATTCTTTAGATGATGAAATGACTGTTCTTGGGTGGTGTACAGATGACTGTGCTCGTCTTTGGATAAACTCGCCGCACAGTTTTTCGTCAACTAGTTCTCATTCTTATTTTGGTTCTAGGTCTGGATTGATGACAACGCTTAGTTCGGCTAACTATCCTGTTGTTTCAAGTAGGCTTATTCCGATAACTCCGTCTACGAGTTATTTTTTGTCGGGTTATATCAAGAATGTTTTTGGTAGCACTAGAACGCCGTATATTGCTATCCAGTATTTTCAGTCTAATGGTACGACATATATCAGTGAGTTCAATTCGTTTTCGCAAGGTTCTTTAGCGGTAGCAGATGGTTGGGTTTTGCGTTATGCGACCTCAACGGCACCAGCAAATGCTTATTATGCGAAATTGAATTTGATTGGAGGAACTACTGGTTTGTCGGCTGGTTGGCAAACCGCTTTTGACGGTATATTGTTTGAACAATCCAGTTCCGTTCTCCCATATTTTGACGGCAGTTACGCTGACCCTTATGCTGGTCATATTTTGATTAGCCAAGCATGGCAAGACGGGTCAAATGCCTCTGAAAGCACCTCAATATGGGGTGTAAACACCAGTTATGCGGGT